CAAAGATCTGCCGGCAGATGTCTTTCAGTTCTTTGACGCCTTCTTGAAACTCATCTTTGCGAATGTAATTTGACGGTAGCACGACCTCAATGATGTGCAGGTCTTTCCGCAGTTCTTTCACCGCACCCCAAAGCTCACGCGCCAACCAGCCCATGCCTGCGAGAATGATAGCGCCGCCAAGATTGATGAGGGTCTGCGTGTCCATTACTGCGCCGCCAATGCGTTCTGGTTGGTAGATGGCGGTGCAAGCATATTAGGAACCATGCCAATACCTGTCCCGGCTTGTGCAGCGCCAAACGTAGCTATGCCCCGCGCTAGTGCTTCTTTGAACCAATTTAATTTAAACTCGGCCGGTTCACGCATTGCGCGGAGTTGTTTTTCAAGACCATTGATAAACGCACGATCAACAAGCCCGCTTTCCAACATAGGCTCAGTTATTTGCTTAAGCGCGTCTTCCCCAGAAAACGATTTAGGCGACCGTTCAGCAATGTTGGCGATATGTTGTGAGACTGCTTTGGCAAGAAGCGTACGGCCTTGTTCTGAGCCTTGAAGCGCGTCGGATACGTTTACCCAATCGCTCATCTTGTTGCTGCTCAAAAGCTGTGCAATGCGCATTTCAGGCGCGGCGTCGCCTACAATATCCGCTAACTTATTTTTGCCGCCAAGCCGTATGTTTTCAGCTTCTGCTAACTTATTTGCAAGCGCTGCATCCGACTGCTTCTCCATACCCTTAGCAGTGCCGGTAAGGCCTTTAGAAACATCGCCCGCTCTTTCAAGTTCGTCAACGTAATCAACTGCTTTTTGAAGCACAGGCTTAAGTTGCGGCGCGGACAGGAAATCCGAGTTCTTCTCCAACCAGGCGCGGGCTTCAACGCCCGTTTTGCCGCTCAACTGTTTGGCAAGATAATTAGACGCCGTAGTAAGCACCAGATCAGGGTCTTGCGTAAGCGCCTGCAATTGTTCCACGCCAGTGCGGCTACCAAAAAATTTAGCCGGGATGTCTTTAGCATCGCCAACAAACATCTCAGGTGCTAATTTTTCGGTCTTAAGCACCGCCGCGCCTGCGCCGCCCTTAAAATCAGCTAAAAGGCCCGACGCTAACTCGTACCCTTTTTGAAGGTCAGTATGCGCCGCGCCTGCGTAATTGCTTTGGAGCTTGCTTAAATACCCGTACCATTCTTTAGCGCGGGCCTGTCCAAGTGCTTTGAACCCTTCTTCGCCCTGACCAAACGCCGCATCGCCAAGTTTGCGTCGAATGGTGTCAATCGCGTTAAAAGACGGCTGCAACACTTGATAATCTTGCCCGTTAATATTTTTAATGTTTGCGCCTCTGCGCGCTAACTGTTGCGCTGAATTAGCCGACACAGGTTTCATTACTGGCGAAAGCGCGTCGCGCATCTGGCGGAATGCAGAAAGCGTAAGCTGTTCTGTTTCAGGTGCTACGCCTTGCGCGGCGGGAATTGGTTTTTCTAGCAACACCGATTTTATTTTGTTGTTAAGCCGAGTGTAAAGCGGAAGATCCGTTATAAATTCTTTGTTTGCTTCTTTTGCTTTTACAACATCGTCGCGGACAGCAACCATAGACTTATAAGTTTCGTCGCGGTCTAAAGTTTCTTTTTCAAATCTTTTTAAGACCGCAGCGCGTTGCGTTCCGCCAATGTCGGTCAGTTCTACATTAGGGTCGCCTACGCGGTTGACCGTGCTTCTTGCTCTAGCCAGCGTATCGTCAGCGGCAGATAACGCGCCTGTAGACTTAGCAAAATCAATTTTGTTTTGCTCATACGCAGCAGCTTCACGCGCCTGCGCCGCAGCATCTGCCTCCGACGCAATACGTTGACCGCCTTTCTTAATCTCTTCAAACAACTCTTTTGCCGCAGGCTCACCGCCCTGCTTCATTGCCTTAACTGTGTCTTCGATAATTTTCCGTTCACCTTGGGACAAATTATCAAAGCTCATGCCAAGTTCTTGAGCTACAGATCTAGCCGCTTTATCAACGTCTATAGGCAACGCCGAAGTTGCCGCCGTAGCTATTTTTAGTATTTTACCAAACACGGCGGGTGCGCCTATGTTTGTTACAAGGTCTGCGGCAGCCGCAACCGAAGGTTTAATGCCTGCAATTTCAAGTTTTTGTTTTACAACATTACCTGACCCACCGCCAACAGCCCCGGCTATCATAGCTGGAGCGGGTGCAATAAACGGCGCGCCCAACACCATTGCAGTGCCTGCTGCTTTAACTGGGGCGTAGGGAACTTTTTGAAGTACTTTTCCTGCGCCTTTAAGTATGCTGGGTAACGCAAACCCTGTAGCCGCGCCTGCGGTAATCGCGCCTGCGGTTTCCTTAATATCAACATTTTGCCGAACAGGTTCGTCCGCAAAAACACTATAGCCCGCGTCTTTACGCGGCACGGCAAGGTTAGGCACTACCGGCGCAGCAAGCACAGGCGGTCGTTCCATATCGCCTGCGGGCGCGGTTTCGCCAAGCGCCGTGCCTCGCAAAGCCGCGCCGCCATCCAAGTTAGTAACTTGTTTGTTAAATTCTTTTGTGGCGCGTTGCGTAACTTCTTCAGGCGTAATCGCGTCCGGCGTATTTTGATATATATGCGTAGACCCGTCAGCAAAAGTTACGGTAATGTTTCTAGGCATTTGTCACCTATTTCCAATTACTTACAGTTGGGGCGGCGGCGTTCATTTCAGGCATTTTAATTCTGTAGTCCTCAGCCCTAACGTCACCGCGTTTTATTGCCTTATCAATAAAATCGTTATGCATTTTAACTTTTGCTACAAAAGGCTCGGAAAAAGCATCAACCAACCTTGCAAGTGCGTCTGGTTCTGTCTGTAATTGACCAATTGCATCTTTAAGCGCCTGTTGTTGAGCTTGCGTTGGTTGCGAGTCCATTTTCTTTAAGTTTTCCAAAATGCCTTGGAACAAACGCGCTTCTATTTCGCGCGCGGAAGCTAAATTACCTTTTGCATCGGTAACATTAATGTTAGTGCCAAGACGGTTATTAAGGAAACTGACAGCATCCGCGTATGTTGTACCGCCTTTACCCATAAATTTTACGGCTTGAGGGATGAGTTCTTTTACTTTTCTAAAATTTTCCAATTGTTGCGGAACATCAGATAGCGACGCATAATTAGCTACTATTAACTCGCTACCTTTTTTCTCAAGTGTTTGTCCTGCGGTGTCGCCCGTGTTAACGGTAACTCCGGGTTTTACAGAAGGCATAAGCGTCTGACCATCTAAGGTAAGCGGCTCAACTACGCCAGTAATTTTGTTAACTTTTACTTTTCCTGACGCCGTGTCTTCAATTGTAAACCCTGGGTTCTTTTGCTCCCAATCAGCTTTAGCCGCAGCAGCAGTGTTAGTTGCCACTTCATTTGGCGTAAGTGTTTTAACAAAGTTTGTTAGTTTTTGTTTGAATGTTGGGCTATTTGGGTTCATGTCAACAAAGATTTTTTCGCCGCCTATATCTATTTCAGTAGGTAGTGGTGCAGTCCGTTTTTCTTCCGCCGCAGCAGTTTGGACTACGGTTTGAGCCGCCGTTGCTAGTGTGCTTTTTGCAGTGGCTTGTGTTGATTCAAGGTCTGCAAAATTCTTAGCCGCAGCCGTTGCGCCTTGCGACATCTGTGCGCGTATCTGCTCAAAAGTTTTACCTTGCGCAACTAGGTCATCAATAGCCGCCATTGATTGTTCAAGCGTCAAACCGTTTAGCTCATTAAATTTTGCCATAGGATGATCGGGCGTAAATGTTGCCGCTACTACTGCTTTAAGCGACGCAATATCTGGCACGGAATCAATTTGCGCGTTAGTCATTTTAATAAAATCTGCTGTATTTTTATAGTTTATACCCGTATTAGTTGCCCGTATTCCTTCATTGGTCAAACCTTGGCCAGTAGCTTCAGCTTCAACTTTTTTCTGTGTGGCAAGTTGCTCTTGCGCGTTAGAAAATGTAACCAAACCAGAAAGATCACCGCGCCTAAGAAGTTCATTCTTAACTTTTTCTGGGTCAAAACTTGCCGGTGTGTTACCTTGAACAGTGCCTGGCCCCATGACAGCAGTTTTAGCAGGCATATACCCGCCCTTTATCGTATCCATAAATTGTTGTTTACGCACAAGTTCAGCTCGTGCATTACCCGCAGCGGCGCTACGCTCCTGCGCCGCCCGCGCACGATCCTCGGCAGCGTACTGCATCTGCAAAGCGTTAGCCTGCTGCGCCTGCTGCGAGTTGCGGAACTGCATCATCTGATTGGCAGAGCCCATAATGTCGATAGCGCCAGGAACGTAAATCTCAGCCATGATCAAAATTCCTTTTTACTGCTGCGGGCCAGCAAAGCCGTAGCCTGAATTATTTGAGCCATACCAGTTAGCTGACCCTGGGCCATAACCGCCAGCGCCGCCGCCATACATCTGGTTGGCGTTAAGGCCGGACACTACTGTCCCTGCCGCCCCGCCAAGCGCCCTGTTCCAAGCGTCTGCCGAACCAGTATAACCAGAAGCGCGGGCGTTGCTTGCGGCCATCATGCCTTGGCCGGCATTAGTCGCGTAGTTCTGCCCTGAAGTGCCAAGCGTGTTGGCCGTTGATTGAGCTTGCCCAAGCAAGGACTGGAGCGGGTTCAGCACGTTTGTACGGTTTGTCTGGTAGCGGTTGTAAGCGTTCTGGTACTCTTGCGAGCCAAGATCCTGCCCATACTGTTGTGCGGCACGAAGCGCGTTACCAGAGATTAAACCGCCTCTGGCCGCTGCCTGTTGATCAAGACCTTTCAAGCCTTCCTTCATGCGGAACGCATACCCAGGATCAGCTTCAAAATCGGACATACCGAAAGGCCGCATTGCAGACCCGTAACCTTGAGCGTTCGGGTCGCCACCCAACCCAAGAAGTTCCATCAAACGATTTTGTCCGGTAAGACCGGCTTCGTAAAACGGCTTCTGGCGAACAACGCCTTCCTCGTACATCTGCTTCTGAAGCGCGGTCGCCTTGTCCGCTGACCGAGCCTGCGTGCTAGCGGCCTTGCTCGCCGCAGACGACGCCATCGCACCGCCGATAAGTGACGCGCCTGCACCAACTATTGCCCCGATAATAAAAGCCATCTTAATGCTCCAGTTTCAGTTGGTCGGCGTAGGCAAGCTCCTGCTTGTTATTATCACCGCCCTGCAATTGGTCAACTGTTGATTCCGTAAGTTCTTCGACCAGCTTATCAAGATCCGTCTCGTTTGTCGCGTGGATGTTCGTCCAGACCGTATCCTCAAGCGCGTGGATGGCACGCTTTGTACCCGGCTGCGAGACAATGGTGACCGGCGCTACGAGATCCATAATGCCATCCTCGGAGATAACATGGACGTGGCCTTGGGAGAGGATGCAAAAATGTGTCGTCTTATGAACAGCGCCAGTGAGGATCGTACCGGCAGGCATGAACATCTCGCGGGCGTACATCCCGTTGGCAAAATAGTGCTTAATAGGCAAAAATGCAGGGGGCATCCCCTGCATCATGTCTTCGATCTGTTGAACTTGTTCTCTCATTCTGGCACAGGCTCAAGTTCTGGTTCAGGCGTTGGAACAGGCTCCTCAACAATGATCTTAACCTCGCCCGTCTGTACATTCACTTCAATTCTGTCCATGATTTTTACTCGTACATAATGTTGATAGTGCCAGCGTCAAATGTGTCCACACCAAGAACTGTTGTAACGCGAACGCGGTCTAAAGCGCCGCTTAATGATGCAGAAGAACCACCACCGACTAAGTTAGTAGCCGCATTTGAAGTGCCGCCTACAAAAGAGTATACCCATGTTGTTGCTGTAATATTAACAATAGTTACTATGCCATGAATGACATCTGCGGCGGCAGGCGTTGGCGATAAGCCAAAACCAGCGGTAAAATTTGCAACGTCTGGGGCTGCGCGAAGTTCGCCGCCCGTTCCTAAGTATCCGCTTGTAACAACGCTACTTGCGCCAATTTGAACTTGAATAAGAGAAGTTCCACTTGTACTGACGCCAGACAACATTATCGTAATACGCTTTACCCACGATGGTATGCTTGTAAAGTCGATACTCGTCCCGCTGGTAGACGCTACAGCGGTACTAGAATTAATCCCCAGTATCGCGCCTGAGTTAATCGTAACGCTTGCGCTGCCATCAATTGTTACGGTCATGCCCAAGCTCCTACGGAAATGTTAGCGCCGGACGCGCCGATTGGGTAGATCAGGAAGTAGCTGCCTGCAACGGTTGAATAAGCACCGCCGGGGGCCGCTGACAGAATGTACTGAGGCGTGAACGTACCGCCGCCGTTAATGCTAACCGTGCCTTTTAATTTTAATATGCTAAATAAAGTAGCCGAACCCGAAACTACGCCAGTTACTGCGGTTGCTGTAGCAGTAGTTCCTAAAAAATCGCCAAAATTGCTAGTTGAAATTGGGTTAACAGAACTTAAAACGCCTTGAGAACTGTAACCAATATTGTTAAGCGTAGCCGACCCACCAAACCCCGTTCCAATAGAGTGGTTTGTTGTTCCTACAGTTTTAGTAAAAAGATAAATACCTTCAAAAGCATACACCGTTGAGGTAGACAACGTAACACTGACGTTAAACACACTTTGCACTGTCGCGACGTTTGCGCCCACAAGATCCGAGTTCAACCGAAAGAACTGAGCGCCGGGTATGATACCGCGTTGCGTGCCTTGCGCCGTGTTGTAGAACGCCTTGCCGTCAAACTCAACAGAACCGATGGTAGGCGTTCCAAGGAGAGTGTCTGCGGTGAGAACAATTGAAGACATGGTTTAGCTCCAATTTCCGACTGAAGTGACTGTAGTATTACCGATAGGCCGAATACGAAAATACGAACCAATACCGACAGCCGCTGCGGCCGCAATACCAAGTGATACTTGCGGGATGATTGTGCCGGATGCAGACACGTTAATGATGCCTGATATATTGGCGTAGCCGACCGTGTTGACCGACGCGGTTGCCAACGTCGTGTTGGCCGCAACATTGTAGGTGGATTGCGTAGCCGTAGCTGTTGCAACAGCTGCAGCGCCTTTTTGTGCAAGGCTCCAAAAAAATTGTGTCTTTGTAGCCGTGCCGCCTAAAGCAAAGCCAAATGAACCTGAAGTTGCGCTCATAGCGCTGAGTGAGTAGAAACACTCAAATTCGTAAGTGCCGGCGGTTAAGGTAACTTGCCCACCAGCAGGCGTGTTGAACAACGCCTGCGCGGCGGTCTGTGAGGTTAGCGTGTAAGCCGCTTGCAACAGAATAATCTGTTCAGCCATTATGACGCCGCGTTGTGCAGCCGTAGGCGTGGCGTACAACGCTACGCCATCATACTCCAACGCACCTGCGGTTGTTGTGCTGAGAGGATCAGAGGTGAGTACAATTTGAGACATCAGAGAACCACCCAACGTGAGCCAGACGAAATCGTAATTACTACGCCTGAGTTAATGGTTAATGGGCCAACAGAGTTGGCGTTCTTGGTAGCCGCAATCGTGTACGAGGTCGTAATGGTCTTGTCGTTCAAGTTAAACACGGCGTCAGAGCCACCGCCCGTAGCGCCACCCCCAATTGAACCCCAGTTACCCGCGCTGTACCCCTCAAAAGTAGACAGCGTTGAGTTGTACCGCATCATGCCGCTAATAGCTTGGTCGGTAATTGTCGTGGACGCTACCGTCTGAGATGCGCTAACCGTGTACGTTCCTGCACCGCCTGTGCCGGTCAAGAACGCCGTAATGCGCGTGCCTGCGGTTACGCCCGTACCTGTGATCGTCGCGCCGACATAAGCCGCGCCTGTAGCTACAGATGAAAGCGATAGTGTTGTAGCTGTGATCGACCCGATGCCTGTAAACGACCCTGCGCGTTGAGCCGTCGTGCCTTCAGGAATCTTGAATTGCCCCGTGCCGCTGCCGTACAAATAGCTGCCGACCGTAATGGAACCCGATGCGTTCAGGGTGCGGCCAGAGATATCTTTGGTAGCCGATATAGTTTCAAAAGTTGATGTACCGGTAAACGCCGTATTCGGGTCTAACAGAACCGTGCCAGTAGCCGCCGGGAATGTAATTGTGTTTGCACCCGCAACAGGAACGGTTACCAAGTCTACATAACCGGATGTGCTACCGTTAATGCGAAGCGATGTAATGCTAGACGCAGGGATGCCGGCGATATTGTCGTTTGTCCAGATGGTAACGCCTGCCGAGGTCTTCAAAACAAGTTTGTAGCTGCTACCTGTGGTCAGCCAAACTTCGCCTGACACGCGCCCCGCCGAATCAAGCACAATTGGGTTGGCATTGGCCGTAGCACCAGTGCTGGAGCTATAGGTAGTAAGAGGCGTGGTCGTTCCGGCGGCGTAAGTATATAGCAGACCGCCCGTCAACGTAGCGCCGTTGTCGTCGAAGAACTGCCAGCCTGCACCGGCTAAAGGGGAAAGAATGACTGCCATAGCCGCACCCTACATTGATTTTCACTATTGCACAAGTTGGTAAGTCGCCGTGAAAGAATAGACCGTTGACGTGGTATTCGTAGCTGTAAACCGAAATTCAAGTTGATCATTCGTAATGTCAGCCAAGATAGCACCTTGTGCCGTACCGCCTGCGGTTGTCGTAGCAAACGTGCCTGCGGCTTGGCCAGAAGATGTAAAGTTACTGGCAACAGGAAGCGTCATTTTCAAATTACACGCGCCGATAGCTGTCGCTTGTATCGTGACTTGGCCGCTAACCGTAACCGTATTGTAGACCTGAAAATATTGACAAATTGCGGGTGTGCTAGACGTAATGTTGGTCGTGTTGGTCAATGTCGGCGTGTAGACATCACTCACGATTGTGTTCAGGTTTTCAAAAAACCGAAACCAAGCACGGGACACTAATCCTGTAGTCGGGTCTGTTAGCGGGACTTGTGTGGTTGGGACGCGGTTTGCATTAGGCACTTGAACCGCTCAATAATAGATTTGCGCCGACAATAGCTATCTTCACAGGATCTGTTCCTGATACCTCGTACACTCGGTCGCGCAGTTTATCGGTCATGCCCAGCCGACGCCAGAACGTGCGAGTGCCGTAAGCACCAATAGCGCCCATCGACGCCCAATGCTCATTTGACCAAGTATGCCCGCCATCGTCCGACCAACGAAGCATGGCTTCGGGGGCATCGCCCTGACCGCTGTTAAGCCCGACGCCTGTTTCAGCATCAAGCTGAAGGCTGTGCTGGGCTGTACGGACGAGCGTGTTCTGGTCTTGTGGCAGCGCCCGCCATGAGCGAAGCCAACGCTGTGGTTGGTCATCGTCAGAGTAAGTCTCCAAGTCAAACGCATAAATGCGTCCATCATTGTAATCACCGACAATAACTTGATGGTTGAACGCCATCTGGCAATTGGAACGATGACGGGTATACGCCCCGTTTACCCACGCAGCCCGTTCGTGCCAGTTGTCGGTCGCGACATCATACACCCACGTTGCACCGGCAGATGGAAAGATCAGAACGTAGAAGGCGTGGCCGTCCTGTTGGTATGTGTAGCCGATAGCATCCGAGATATCGCCGTACTGTTGAATTTGCCACTCAATAGCGTGCGTTGAGACACGTTGGCCTGTGTAGCCGTTTGTGCGGTAGACGATACCCTCACCGCGTGCATCGCCCCCAAGCCAAAACACGCCGTTGTCCAGTTTGGCAACAGAATACGCAGCTACGCACCCGATTTCATTGTAGGCGCCCTGAATACGGGTTAACGGAAAGCCCGCATTGCCCGCGTCGTACCAGACTTCGACCGAGTTCGTACCAAACAGCCATGCCTCGCGATGGTCGATGATAAGCGAGACAAGGCCGTCAGGCGAACCTTCAGCACTGGCAAAATCAAGCGGGTCTACAGACGATCCATCAAGAAGAACCGTTGTCCATACGCGCTGTGAGTTAGGCTCGTTAAAGACAAAATACCCATCCAGATATCCAACCGTAACAGCGCCGGGAAAATCAACGTCGGTAATAGGTGCAAAAATCAACGTCGTCATGTTGAAGATGTAGCCATCAGGGTTGGAAGCAATAAACAATTGCGTTCCGTTATCCGCCATCGACACTTGACCCGTGCCGCTCACATACCCGTAAACTTCTGCGTTGTAGCTTGTGTCAATGCGGTAGAACGTATTGCCTGATATAACGTAGGCGTATAGCCCGTTAGGGTCAGGTGACCACAACCCTCGAATAGGCCCAGTACCGAGAGTTTCAAGCAGACGAAGACCTGGAGCGCGGTTCAAAAACCCCGCTGTTTTGCCTGCTTGAGGCGTAGCTTCTGGAAACAAATTAACCATGCGGCTGTCAGCAGCGTTAACACTGCGGGCGACATAGCTTTGGCCTAAGATAGGTGTTTGCATCAATAGTTGCCCGCAAAGATGTTAAACCGCTGACGAGTTCCGACAATTGCGTATGGAATAGACATGACATCATCAGGGTTATTGATGCGCTTCAGATTGCGCTTAGATGTCATTGCAATGCGCTGCACTTGCGGCGAAGGCTCTACGCCAAACTCGGCCGCAATTTCACAGGCAAGATTGTATTTGAACGCTCTGAGATAGCCCGGCGGAAAAGCAAGAGTGGTGGACAGCAATGCGGGCTGGGTTATTTCCTCAACAGAAATGAAATGCCACTCAAGCACCTTGGTAGGCTTGGGATACACATACATCTCAATGTTGGGGTAGCTCATGTTAACCCAGATCACTTGCGGGTATGTGCTAGTGACTGTTTTAACCGCAATACCGTCGTATTGCTGTTGATTGATAATCTTGATGCCGTAAGAGATGCCCGACGCCGTGTCAATGAAGTATGTGGAATCATCCAGAAGTATTGGACGGTTGCCAACAAAATCACCGGAAGGGCCGAGTGTGCGGCTAAGGACGTTAGGCGGCCAGCTAAAAACTTGGTCTTGTGTAGAAAAGACAGCCAGTCGTTCTGTGTTCCACGAATCAATCATTTGATTGAGCGCGGCAAGAGCGTCCTGAGACGTTGCCGCAGAAGGCGTTTCAGACTCTGCGAGCTGACCAATAAGCCGCAAAGCGCTGTTAATTTGATCTCCTGCGGTAGTCGTCATGGTGGCTCCTTATGCCTCGTCTGGCTTACGACGACGACGTACTTCTAACTCATTTGTAGTCTGGTTATCAACTGGTTTATCTTTAGCGCGAAC